TTCACACCAGATGGAAAAGCGTATCCCTCTATTACAACAGTTCTTTCCATTCTCGGAAAAGAAGCCATCTTAGCATGGCGCGCCCGTGTAGGTGAAGAGGAAGCTAATAAGATTTCTCGGCAAGCTGCGACACGTGGTACAGCTGTTCACTCCCTTGCAGAAGATTATTTAAACAATGAAGAAGATTGGAAAGGCAAACACATGCCTGCCAATATTGCTTCTTTCTTAGACATTAAAAAAATTCTAGATGAACGTATCAATAACGTTTGGATGCAAGAAACATTTCTCTATAGTGATAGATTGGAATGTGCCGGACAAGTTGACTGTATTGCAGAATTTGATGGACAACTTTCTATTATCGACTTTAAGACATCTCGTCGTGTAAAGAAAAAAGAAGATATTACGAACTATTTTATTCAAATGGCATTTTATGCTGCTGCATTCTATGAACGTACAGGCATACCTATCAAACAAGGTGTAATTATTATGGCTGTAGATGGATCTGAGCCACTGGTCTTTACTGTGCCAACCTATGATTATCTTCCTCATTTTCTTTCAGTACGAAAAAAATATCGAGAAATGCACAATATTTAGTTGACATTTGTTTTTAGATGAATTATAATCATAATATCATCAATCAAGAGGAATACATCATGACTTTCCACATACAACTTGACATCTCCCACGAAACTCCTTCCGAAATGGTACACCAATTCGCAATTGATCACGGGTGTACTGCAACACTTATCGAGGAATTTGGTCCTGCGGGTGGCAATCCTCTTTATCAATTTTCTTCTGACAAATTTGACTACCTCCAAGAATTAACTGAACAAGTTTTTGGAATTGGATTTTTTGACGAAGAAGCAGTCAAAACAATGATCTGGGAGGAATAATATGTATACAATTCGTCGCACATCCAATAATGAAATCGTCGCCATTTGCAGCCAACTCAATGATGCGAAAGCGTGGACTAACACCAATATAGACGGACAAACATACTACGTCGAGGATTCAGAATCAGACACGAAAATGATTAATGAATACGAAGATGGTATTGGTGAAGGTCAACCTTCATGAGTCCCATAGAAATCTTCGAATATAAACAAAAATGGATGAGGACTGGGAATAATCACCCAGTTCCTTACCACAGTGATTGGCGTAGAGATGCTGTAGAATGGTGCACAACTCAACTATTTAAACAACAATGGCTCCAAAAAACATTCACTAATGTATATGAAGACACTATGTTTTTTGAACACAGTCAAGACGCAAAAAATTTTTCAAATTATATGAAAAAAATTCAAAATAAGGGTTGACATTTGTTTTGATAAGACTTATATTATTAATATAAGGAATGGCAAAGGAGCCCATCATGACTAAGTTCAACAAAGCACTGATCAACAAAGACGGCGAATATGTTACCTACGGCGCAGATCGTAAGTTCATCGCCCGCTTTAAGCATCGCGGTCCTTTCACCAAAGCAAAGTTCCTTAAAGAGCTGGTTGCTAACCACACCGTTGAAAGCTACTTTGCAGAGCTTTCTGCCGGTAAAGCTCCCCTTGCAATTCTTCGTGATGCTAACGAAGACTGGTACTACGGTATCCTCGAAGCTTTCTCTGGCAAATCTTTCCGTTAAAAGGAGTTCATACATGGAAAAAAACGAGTTGACATCTACAAATCAACTAGATATAATTGAGCAAGAAGATGACGGTATGAAAGCCGTCGATGGTTTCTCTGAACCAATGACTGACTGGGATTTTACATCTGAACAACCGTAAGGAATATTTACTATGAAAAACTTGATCTCATCTTTGGCTGCCGGGGTTTGGATTGGCGGTTTGGTTTTTGTAGCTTTAGACTATTCGCTTGGAATTCCTAGCGTAAAATTTAGTTACACAACTAATGAGTGTATTGAAGTTGAAAACTATCAAACAGTTTTGTTTGGAACAACTACATATTCTTGCGAGAATATGCCTACCAAATTCAACCACGTGTGGGTACAGTAATGAATATTTTTGTGCTTGATAAAGATCCTATCGTATCTGCACAAATGATGTGTGACAAACATATTCCAAAAATGATAGTGGAAGCAGCTCAAATGCTATCCACTGCACATCGTATGCTTGACGGTTATACAGAAAAACGTCCTTCTAAATCAGGTAAAAGAACGATAAATTTCTGGGTTCATCCAAACAGTAATCTGGATGGGGCGCTGTATAACGCAGTGCATCACAGTCACCCTTGTACAGTTTGGACAATGGAGTCCAAGGCTAATTATGAATGGCACTACAGCCACTTTCTGGGCCTCTGCAGTGAGTTCGAATACCGCTTTAATAAGCAACATTTGACTGCACAAAAACTTACTGATGTTCTCAAAAGCTCTCCTATAAATATAAATGACGTCGGTTTAACTTCATTTCCTCAAGCTATGAAAGCATATCCAGAATGTATGGTAGAAGGCGATTCTGTTAAAGCTTATCGCAATTATTATCATTATTCGAAGTCGTTTGCTAAATGGGAAAAAGGTCGTGAAGCGCCATATTGGTGGGAAGGTTATAAAGGAGAATTAGCAGCATGATAGATTTTTTCTTTGGAAACGAAACGCATCTTTGGCTATTAATTACGGCAATTGTTTTTACATTTGTTGGTAGAATGCAAATGCGCCAAAATATTAGATTCGAAGCGGCAAGTTTGATTGGCGATACAGTAGACAATACAATCGAAAAGCTTATTGAAGATGGTTACATCAAAACTCGCTTAGATAAAAACGGCGAAGTTGAACTTTTAAAGTACAACGAATGATGAAATACATCATTGTAGATCCAGAAGAAGGAATCTTTCTGGGCACTGCTAAAAACGAAGAACTTGAAGACATACGAGGTATTCCTCGTGGTGTTAAAATTTTAGCACTTTTTTCATCACATAATATTTTTGAAATTACAAAAGCGGTTGGTTTTGATTCTGCTAAAGAAGCACAAGACTATCTCGATACATATATTTCAAGAGGATGCCCAAAAGCATTCGTTGCAAAAATTGAAACTGGATCTCAAAAACATCCCTTTGTTGATGTAATTGATATTGTAAGATCTGGTTATGGCGAATATGCTAAAGATATGATAGACTCAATTCCTATGCATAATACATCCATCCATTAATTTTTAAAAAAAATTCCAAGTTATTGTTTTCAAAGCAAACTTTTTTTCACAAAAAGGTTGACATTTGTTATGAAAAGACTTATATTAATAATATAAGGAATAAAGGAGAAAACAATGATTCAAGAAGGTATCAACTACGTAAATGCAAACGAAGGTGGATTGATTTTCCAAATTCGATTCCAAGGTGAAGACTTTGCTCGTCGTGCAGACAGTGTAGAAGATGGTATCTACTTTGCACAAGAATACGGCATCGCCGATTCTGTGTATTTTTCTTCTGACATGGATTTTGCATCTGAAGAAGGTTTTGAAACTGACAACGGTGCAAAAGAAATGTTTAACTCTATCATTGAAGGAGTATTGTAATGTCTAGAGTTTCTGATATCCTAATCGACATCCAAGATCATTTAGATACTGGCCGCAGCGATGCAGACATCGCTAAGATTGTGGGTTGTCCAGTTTCTTGGGTTACTCAAGAACGCGAAGAACATGAGCGTCTTACAGACGGTATTTTCGATGATGAACCTGAATTTTTTTGAAAAAAAGTGATTTTTTTTGAAAAAAAGGGTTGACATTTCTTCTGAAAAGAATTATATTATTAATATAAGGTAAAACAAAGGAAATCAAAATGCTTCTACAAGATGGTTCAATGATCAAAAACGACGTAATCGAATCTTTCAATCGTGCAGTCGAAAATCCTGAAAACATCAATGCAGACGGTTCTATCAACTGGAACTTTGTTGATGCAGATATGAACCTAGACTGCGGATATTACGCAGCATCTTACATCGCAGAATGCTTCGATGTTCTTGCAGACAACTTTGAAGGAGTAGCATAATGGGTACGCATGCAATGATCGGAATCGTTGAGAACGATGGAACTGTTACCGCTTCTTACTGCCACTACGATGGCTATCTTGCCGGTGTTGGTCAAACTCTTTTCAACCACTATAACACTCAGTATGATGCTGAAGTAGTTGCAAAAGGTGGTTATATGTCGGCTCTTTATGAAGACTATCTCACCACTCGTCAAGAAGCTGTTCACAACGAACCTCCTTATGAATACGAGTCTGTAAACCATTTCTTTGCGGAAGGTGCAGATGAATGTGGAGCAGATTATCTTTATCTTTGGGATGGTCAAGCTTGGTTCTTTAAACCAACTTACGAAAAAGTTGGCTTCGAAGAAGTTGAAATGAATTTGAAAAATAATTGAAAAAAGGTGTTGACATTTCTTTTGAAATGAACTATAATATCTATATACGGTGAATAAAACATCTTAACTCTGAAAAGGAAACTACATTATGGCACACGAATTGGAAATCATCAACGGTCAAGCTCAAATGGCATACCGTGAAAGCAAAGGTAAGCCTTGGCATGGTCTAGGAACTCCAGTTGGAGACGACATGACTCCATTTGAAATGATGGAAGTTGCAGGTCTTAACTGGGAAGTAGAGAAAGTTGATACTTTCTATCGTTACAAAGGTGACAATCATGCAACTGGTCAGCAAGCTCTGGTTCGCTCGACTGATGGCAAAATTCTTACTCAAGTTGGTCCAGGCTGGAACCCAGTCCAAAACTCTGAAGCATTCGATTTCTTTGCTGATTTCGTAAAAGCTGGTGATATGGTAATGGATACCGCTGGTTCTCTTAAAGATGGTCAAATCGTCTGGGCTCTTGCAGACGTTAAAGATGGCTTCTCGCTTTTCAATGGTGACGAAGTTCGTGGCTATCTTCTCTTTTCTAATCCTCATCAGTATGGTAAAGCAATCGACATTAAGTTCGTAATGGAACGCGTTGTTTGCAATAACACATTGGCTGTAGCTTTGAACGAAAAAAATCAGCCTTCTGTACGTGTTAATCACCGCTCTCAGTTTGATGCAGACAAAGTAAAAGAAATTCTTGGTCTGTCTCACAACAAAGTTGAGAAGTTCAAAGAAGCTGCTGAATTCCTTGGCTCTAAGCAATATGATCGTGCTAAGCTTGAGCAGTTCTTTGGTAAAATCTTCGGTGAGTCTACTCGTGAAGATCGTGTACTTTCTCGTACTGCAGAACGTGCAATGGAAGTTGTTGAAACTCAGCCAGGTGCAGAATTCCGCAAAGGTTCTTGGTGGCAAGCATACAATGCAGTAACTTACTTGGCTGACCACGAACTTGGTCGTTCGCAAGATACCCGCATGACTTCTGCGTGGTTTGGTACCAATGCAAAACGTAAAGTTGAAGCGTTGGATGTGGCATTAGAGTTCGCTGATGCCGCTTAATAAGGTAATTTTTTGGGGAGTATGGCTTGGCCTGCTCCTCATCCTTCTTGACCCCTTACAATATATCGTATAGGAGAAAAAATTGAAAATACTAGTAATGGGATTGCCGGGTTCAGGAAAGACCTGGCTATCTGAACGTCTGCAAAAAACATTGGAATGTGCATGGTATAATGCAGACAAAATTCGTGAAATGGCTAATGACTGGGATTTTACTCCAGAAGGTAGAAATCGTCAATCTAACAGAATGAGAAATCTTGCCGATTATGAAAAAGAACAAGGAAGGTTTGTCATTTGCGATTTCGTTTGTCCAACGAAAAAAACTCGTGATGCATTTGATGCAGACGTAGTAATTTGGATTAACACTATCAAGGAAGGCCGATTTGAAGATACAAACAAAATGTTTGAACCTCCAAAAAATGTGACCTTTAAAATTGATACGTATCTTTCTGACGAAGAAATTTCTGAAATTGGAAAAACAATTTTAAAATTAACAGGAGTTGAAGAATGAGCTTTGATTGGCAAAAACCAACTACACAAATGTTGGGCAGGTGGCAGCCGTGGCATCCAGGTCACACAGCCTTGTTTAAGAAGGCACTTATGGAGACTGGCCAAGTAGCCATTATGATTCGTGATGTAGGCGGGATCGTGGGCTCTGATGCTGGTGGTGGGCGTACAGTAGCACAAGATGATAATCCTTTTGATATTAATACTGTTACTATTAACATCGAAGAAGGACTTGCAAAGGAAGGCTTTACGCATGGTGAAGAATATATTATCATGCTCGTGCCAAATATTGTTGATATTTCATATGGCCGTGGTGTAGGATATACATTTACACAGCATGATCTTGGTGAAGATATTCATAATATTAGTGCTACAAAAATTCGTGCAAAACTACGTGAAGAAGGAAAACTAAAATGATTGTTAATGATGATTCACTACCTTCAGTTGTTACCGACGATACTCGTAAAAAGATCCAAGGTGCTCTAAAGGAAATGTCTGAGTCTATGACTCGTGCTGAAGCCGAAAAGGATTTTCAAAAAGAAATCGCTGAACGCATGCTAACTGAGTGTATGGTACCCAAGAAAGATTTTAACAAGCTTGCTCGTATTTACCATGCATCAACACTAGCTCAAGAAGCTGCTAAAAACGAAGACTTTATGCAATTTGCAGAAGCTGTATTAGCACCTCTAGAGCGTCAAATTGAATCGAAATGATACGTTGGTATGATTATATAGCAGCAGTATTAATGGCTGATTTATTAATGACTATTGCTTTTGTTGTGCCCTTTGTTGGATTTGTTGTTGCATATGCAGTATATGAATTTGGCTGGGACAGTTACTGTGAATACAGAAAATCAATGGAGCAATAAAAAGGGGAGCCGTAAAGGCTCCCCAATTAGTATTAGGAGGGGCAGTTGTTCTGCCCTTCTTATTATTAGAATAGATTTGCGATAGCAACTCTACGGTAGTATACGTTTGAGTTAGCATCAAGTGCGCCAGAACCTTGTGCAAGACCTTTAGCGAATGGGTTTGAAACCATACCGTAACGAGTCTTAAAGCCGATTTTTGGCTGGAAGCTGTTCTCACCAACTGCACGTACCATCTGTAGTGGAACGTATGGGCAATAGAAGATACCGGCATCAAATGCTGAAGTACCTTTGTAGCCAACCACTAGGTAGTTAGAACCTGCATATGGATCGATGTATACTCTGTAACGACCGTTTAGAACACCTGCGAATGTGTTGCCTGTGTCATCAACTTGTAGGTTGTTACCTGCTAGAGCTGGTGTGTAATCTAGAACACCTGCCATTTGTAGAGCTGAAGCAACATCTGATGAACACATTACGATGTTACCTTTGCCTCTACGAGTCGCTTTTGCGATCGCGTTAGCTTCTTGCTCGATTTGGAACATTAGACCTTTGAACTTCTCAACTGACCAACGACCGTTTGCATCGACGTCTAGGTCGAAAGTACCTGCAGAAGCAGTAGAAGCAGCACCAGCTACAGCGTTTGAGTAGATTGTGCGAACTACTTCACGGTTGATTTCTGCAAGGACTTCACCTTGTAGAATGTTGGAAAGTTCTGTTTCAGCGTCTAGACCGTGAACTGCACGAAGGTCTTGTGCAAGCTCAGTGGTGTATTCCGCTTTTAGAGCTCTTGATTTCGCTGTTACAGCAACTTTCTCGATTGAGAACGCCATTTCTGCGAAAGAGTTACCTGTTGAACCAAGTGCTTCAGCAGCTGCTGTATCCATACCAGTACCAGTTGTTTCTGAACCAGCACCTAGAGCATTTGCATGAGTACCTGTACCTGAGAAGTCTGTATCTGCTTCGTTGTAGAATGCTTCTGTACCTTGAGCAGTAGAGTTAGCATACTTAGAACGCATTGCGAAGATAAGACCGGTTGGGCCAGTCATTGGCTGAACACCAGCAATATCGTATGCAATTAGATTTGGCATTGCACGACGTACTAGTGAAATAAGTACTGGGTCGTAACCAGCAACTGGACCAGTTGCAGTTGCGCCTGAACTGAAACCAGCGGGGCTAGAACCAGAAGCATTGATTGGTGTTTCCATTAGAAGTGAAGACTGAGCTAACTGTTGATCACCGGACTCTAAAAGAGCTTTTTCGGTGTTCTCTAGAATAGTTGCAGTCACCGCTTTTCTGTGGCTGTCTTTAATTGCTGCGAAAGAGTCGTGCTCAAGAATTGGGCTCCACTTTTCCACAAGCGCCTGATAGTTTGACTGTGTCATTTTTTTCTATCTCCTTATTAATGAAGTTCTATCTGGATATTATTTATATTATTTAGTTTTTCATGTTGTTGTTGCGTCTTGCGTTTAGAGCCTCAACAAGAGCATTGATTGTGTAGTGATCAGAAACCGGTTTTACTGCAACTTCTTCTTCAGTGATGATTTCTTCTTCAACTTCCTCTGTTACAACCTTTGCATCTTTTTTGAAGAAAGATTCTTTTAGAGTTGCTAAATCAGATTTATAATCGTCTACATTAGCAAAATCTAGTTTTTCTGATAGGACTTTTAATCTTTCACGCTGAGTGATTGTTAGATCTTCAGTCATTTCAGTAAAAACTTTTTCTGCTTTAAGTGCAGTAATCTGCTTTTTAAGTTCAACGTTTTCGTTGACTTGCTCATTAGCAGTTTTCTTAAGACCTTCAACTTCTTCTTCAAGACCAGCAACTACATCAATTGATTCTTCATCAATTTCAATATTATGCTCGTTGAAAAGATCCTTAAGACCGGTCATTAATGATTCAGCCATCTCAACTTTAATACCAGTTTCGATCGCTAATTCATTTTCTTTCATCCACTCTTCTACAACGTAGTCGAGATATGAATCAAGATTTTCTACAATTTTTTCTACAGACGCTTCAACTGATTCTTTCATTTCAGCTTCTAGAGCTTCAGTTGTTTCTGCAATTACTGCTTCAGCTTTCTTAGTTGCAGCTTCATTAACAGCAGCTTCGAATACTAAAGTAACTTTTTGTGTAAATTCTTCAGATAGGTCCATGCCTTCAAAGATAGCTTGAATTGATTCTTCAATTTCAATTACTTCTTCAACAATTTCTTCTGACTCTTCGTCTTCGGCAGCTTCTTTAACGGCGCCTTGGCCTGGAGTTACAGAAGCAACTTTGTCTGCTTTTGGATCAACTGATTTTTTAACATCAGCTTTTTTCTTTGCGATAGCACCGCCGGCCGCATTTGTTGGTGTAGCAGCTTCCGCTGGTGGAACTCCTTCACCGCCTGTGTGGTCAGCAACGAACTTTTCGTCTAACTCATGTTCTGACATATGTTCTACTCCCTCTTAGTGGTTATTCTATATGATTACTATTTATTATTAATTCAATTTCTAAGCGAGTTAACAAAGCGCTCGAATAGTCTCGCTGCAGTGCTCTCATCAACACGATGAACAACTCTTCTAATTTCTTTTTCTACTTCCTGTTGAATCTCTTCAATAACCTGTTCAATAGGTTGTTGAGCAATCCAATTTCCAGAAGCAATATCATAATAGTATTCAGCATTTTCCATGATACCATTAACGAAGCAATTTGGACCAGATGGATCTGTCACAACATCTACTGTCGCTAAATGAAAGTCGTCTTGAACTTCCATGATACCTTCCTTGGTTGGTTTAACAGAACCAAGGCCTCTCGTTGATACACCAACAGTAATACCTTCATCAATGAAAGTTTTAACAATTTCTCCCATTGGAGTACCAAGAATTCTCGCTTTACCGATAAAATTAGATCCATCTTTTTTCATTTCAGTGATTAAGTGTGAAACTCTATCACCATTAATTGATGGACCATCTGGGTGACCTAGTTCACCAAGCGCTCTTTTTGTAGCAATGAAATCTTTTTGATAGCGATTCATTTCTTTTTCAAGAACAGCAGAAGGATAGATTCGGCCATTTCGGTTTTTAATATCACCTTGCATAAAAATGCCTTCGATGAAGTAAGACTTTTTACCAGTCTCTTCATTCATCTCAGTCAATACCTGAGCTTCTTCTGTTACTTCTGTTATAAGCTTCATGTTAATACACCTTTATTACAATTTGATTATATTTATAATATTATAAAACTTTATTCTGAAAAGATTATGCTTCTTTAGCAAAGCTTAAGATTTCCTCAAAAGCTTTTTTACTTTCCATAGCTTCTTTAGTCATTTTATTTTTACCACTAGAAGACATATTTTTAAATAGATTATTTAAAGCATCTGCATCTTCTTTTTTAAGAATCATTTGTGACTTATCATTGAACTTGACAATACCTTGACGAAATGCTTCATCCATTACTTCTACAGATTCTTTAGTAGTAATTTTATCTTGACCACGGTCATTAGTTACATCTGTACGTGCTTTTTTCATAACGGTGCGTGTTTTTCCGTCCGGTCCAGTCATAGTAACTGGTCTTTTTAGTGCTGAAGATGTAGTTTCATCTAGTTCTACTTCTTCTTTACGAGGAACTTTGCGATATGACTGCGGCATTTTGTTAGCAGCCTTATCTAATTTAGATCCTTTTTCGCCAGTATAACCAGTTGTTTGTGCCAAACTGCGCGCCGCAGCTTTTGTGAAGCTATCAGAACGCTTTTTTGCTTTATCCTTAAGTCTTTTAGCTTCAGCATCATTCCCCAATGTTTTATGAGCACGAGCTTTTTTTCTTAAGGCAGAATCACTTTTGTCACCCATAGATGCCTTTGTTTTATAATTATCTAAAGTCTTTGGCGATAATTCGTCTAGCTGTTCGACTTCTTCCATTTTATTAGCAGCGCGGTTTAAACCTTTAACTCGGTTTTGACCTTTTTTAAGATCTGCTGTTGTAAGAGTACCTTTGTCAAGCTTATCTCTTTTTGCTCTAAGATCTGCACCAGCTTTACCGTGGTACTGACGTAGAGTTTCTTGAGAAATTTCATCGATTTGCTCTGCTTCTTCTTTAATAAAGCCACTAGAAATTTCTGAAGCAGGAACTCTACGAGCTTTTAAGAATTTAGTAATCTTATCTTTGTCACCAGTAAGAACCATTTCAGTAGCGCCGCCATGTTGAATAAACTTTACACCAAGACCAGCTTTTTTTGCTCCAGCTTCTAATTTTTTCTCATAGTTATAATCTATATCCATAGAAAATGTTGCTTCGTCGAGCTTAGCTTCTTCTTTCATCTTCTTTTTTCTCATAAGATGGAAGTCATGAGCATCGATTTTGCCATTTTTGTTATGGTCTAATTTCTTTTGACCACTAGAAAGAGCTTCATCCATGTCATCGCCATGAGCACCAAAATTACCGTGTAAATCTTGGGCAGCTTGTTGTAGCTTACTTAATTTGTTTTGCATCCATTCTGGAAATTCTTTACCTGCTTTCAGATGCTCTTTCATTTCGCCAGCAACATATGCAATAAAGTCTGCCTGATCCATTGCCATAGATGATTCGTCTGGAGATGCAGTATCTGCAGCCTCGTTAACACCAACAGCAGCACCCTTCATGCGGGTGTCTTTATTCATCACCGCTTTATCGTAATTTGCATCGCCTTCTTGGTCGGCTTTACGCTTTGCTTTTGGCTTATCAATACCTTTATGCTGTGCATCAGTAGCAACTGGATGTTTACCAGTAGCTTGTGAGTGTTGATCCCAGAAAGCTTTTTCCTCTGCAGGTTTTGGTACTGCAATTTCTGAGATAATTTGTTTAAAAGATTTCATTGGAATCTCCTGGCTTTAAATTTAATTTGAATATATTTATCCATTTATGTTATTTGCTGAATCTTGCTGCTGAGGTGGCTCTTGTTCGGGCGCTTCTGGCGCTTCTGGCTCTTCTTGAGGCTCTTCCTCTGCTTCTTTTTCAATTTGCTTTAACTGTTCTTTAATATCTTCTTCAGACATCCGTAAAACGTTTTTACGAACCCAATCACGAGAATAATATGTACCAATGTGCTCTTCAACTTCGCGAAGAGTTGTAAGTCTTTCCTTAAGGATTTCGCCTTCTTTTAGTTCTTCAAAATAGTTATCGACAATAAAGTCGTATCTAATATCATTTTTAATTTCGGCGAATTCTTCAGGTGTCATAATACCTTTAAGAACAAGCTGTCTTTCCATAAACTGTGTAAATATAACACTAAAGCGAGATCTTAGGCGGCGAATAAACTTACCAAATTTTAATTCATCTCGTGTAATTTCAGAAACACGGCCAAATGAATACATTGTTTCTGGCTCTAAACGAGATAAAGGAACTTTAAGGGCTTTAAATAGTTTACGTTGAAAATACTGGAGGTTTGTATCATCAGTAAGACCAGCTGCATTACCGCCAGCCATCGTATCAACTTCTGTAGTTCTTTCACCACCGCGACGCGGGAACCAAAAATCTTCGGTCATTGTCATCATTTTGCGACCATCGGTGATTTCGCCAGTTGATGAATTATATTGCAATTTATTTTTATGGCGAACCATCATATCTCTTAGATATTGTTCAGCTTTTGATTTAGGTAAGTTACCAACATCAATGTAGAAAACTCGTCTTTCAGGAGCTCTTGTAAGAGTATAAATGATTGTAGCATCTTCTAGCATCCTTAATTGATTAAGAGGCTTAATTGATGGGTGCAAATAAGATAAAACTAATGAATTGTTTTCATTCATTAGACCAGAAGTAACTCTTGCAATAGAGTCTTTTGAAATCTTATATCCTGTAGCGCCAGACTGTTGAGAACCTTTATCGCCACCAAAACCATTTTCTGAATACATATAGTATTCGTTCTTAACTTTTTTAACTGGGATACCTGAATGCGGATCTAACTTTTTCTTATCCATTTCACGAATAAGTTTAAGTTTGCGAGGATCTACGTATCTTAATTCTTGAATGCCTTCTTTGATATTTTCGTCGTCGATAATAATATGATAGTTAATACGACCATCAATATAAAATTTACTAAAAATATCATAAGCACTACTTGAAAAATCTAGAAGAGAAAGAATTTCTTCAAACTCTTCTGTAAGCTTTTCTTTAACTTTATCAGGAAGATCTGTATCGTCTAAAACGATTTCCACAACGTTTTCATCAGAATCAATATTAATTGCTTCATTTACAATCTCATCAACCGCTTGCGCAATCTCTGGCTGCATCGCAAGTCCGCGATATTTTGTAATTAATTCTGATTCTGTTTTAGCAGTACCTTCCATATCAAGGATGGTACTATAAAATCCACCAAGAGCGCTGCTTTCAACGGTGATAGCACCGTCGTCATTAGAAGGTGAAGTAAACGAAACAGCATTTTCTACTTCGTCTACTTCTCTCTTGATTTCAAATCCAAAAATCTTCACTTGTCATTTCCTCATATTATAAAAATTAGGTAGTTGGAATGCCAGTAGAACCTTCAACTCTCCATAGATCATATTGGAATGTAATATTAAACTCTTCGATTGAGTCTGTTTGAGACCAATCAAGCTGAATACCATCCACAGAAATTGGGAACATACCTTCGAAAATGTATGTACGAAGGATTGAACCGTCTTTACTGTATTGAGTAATCTGACCGGTTGATTTGTATTGCTGTGGCAATCCTCTTGCGTTGGAATCGTGAGAGTTGATAAAATTCAACCATTCTTCCATTGCGTTGCGGATGGCAAAATCTTCGTCGTTGATAACCGTTACAGTCCAGTCTGCAAATGTTCTATCACCAGCATATTTAACCTGACGACCAAAGTAAGGTACTGTGTACTGACCTACTGTTGATTCAGGAATCCCAGCTGCTCTTACCATGAATGGAATCTTGATATCGGCAGCTGAGTTAATTGGGTTAGTGATCTGACATTGGAAGAGCGTAGGACGTGCACCGCCACCAACAAGTTCTGATTTGAACTGATTGATATTAAATGCCATGTGTCTTTCTCCTTTTTATACTATTTATTAAGCGATCTGGCCAACGATTTCGTCAAATTCCACACCAGTTCTTGTAGCCACGAATGTAAGTTCGATAACGTTAATAGAACGAGCAGGCTTGATAAAGATGCTTGCACGGAATTTGTTTTGATCGATGATTTCAGGAGTATTAACAGTAGAGTCTGACACAACTCTGTAGTCAATAATACCACGGCGCCCTTGAATATCACGTAAGAATGGATCAACAATGTTTCTAAATTGAGTTTGTGTGAATTCGTCATTAAACTCAAATAGGAAGCTTTCCGCAGCAGTTGCAATTGATTTTTCAACTGCAATGAATAGTCTGCGAACATTGATACGATCAAACGCACTTGTAAGTCCAAGGCCAGTTTTATCGCCAAATAGAACAATGCCATGACCAACCTGAGACATAACTGGGTTAATGTCTGCAGAATATAGTTGATCTCTTTGTGGTTTGCTTGGATTAAACGCAAGCTTTACGACATTTTTGATAACACCTTTTCTATAACCAGCTGGTGATTCCCAAGCATCTACTCTTGAGGCAAGACCTGCCATATCACCATTTAGAGGTGTCCAGCGGTAAATATCATTGTACTTGTCGTAACGATACTTATAACCGGAATCCATGAACCAGTAAGAAGAGTTTTGAATTTTGTTACGATAAGCAATTGCATTTTCCATCTTAGCATTTGATTTAACTTCATCCACAACAGCTTCTTTAGATGGTGATAGGAATGCAACACAATCTTTTCTTGTTTCTACGATATTAGAAACAATATAGTTTGCTCTTACACCTGCATCGTCAGCTTTACCCTGTAGAACAAAAGAAATATCAAGCTCATTGCTATTTTTCAATGTATCCCAAGCAAATGCTAATGCGCTAAGTGTTGCACCTGATTCTGTAGTAGCATCCGTACCATTTGCCATTTGCTCATATCTTGCCATAGCCGTAGAAGCAGTACCAACAACTGCAGTATTTGCAACTTGAACCCATGAAGACATGTTTTCAATTACATTTACCCAATAGTTTGTTGCACCCTGCGCTGTAACAGCACCGGATGTTGTTGAAAGGTTTTCAAATTTTTCAAGTACTGTATTTGCAGCACCAGAAATAGCACCTGTTTTATCAATAACAGCAACATGCAAATGATTTGCAGATGGTGCACCACTGAAGATAGAGCTATGTCTCCATTTTCTTGTTACAGAAATCTTAGAAAGATCTGTTTCTGCAAGAGTATATCTTGATGTAAATGTCAAGTCGTACTGATAAGCAATAGTAGCAGTTACAGCAGTATTGCCTGAACCAAATGTTTCTTCAACTTCTGTTTCTGTAAATGAAGCAACTTCTAACTCTTGGTATCCAACACTATTATTACCGATAACAAGAATATCACCAACACTTGGTTGTGTTGCAAGCTGCGCAGTATTTGCAACTTCAAAGCCCATTTCATTTGAGTTAAATGCAATTGTTTGACTTACTGATGTGTTAGATACTTTATCTGCTGGGATTTGACCTACTGTTGCAAGTTCATTTGAGAATGAACCCGCGGTTACCCAAGCAACTTCAACAGCATTACCTAATGCGCCAGGATACTTTGCATCAAATGCACCATAAGTACTGTCGCCAACAACTAGGTCGTTATTTGCATCGTAGACAAGAGTTGTACCAGAAGCAGTAGCAGAGCCATCATCTGCGCGAACAACCCAAAGAGCATTCGAATATGATAGATAATCTGCAGCAGTGAAAAATGTTTCATAGTTTCCACCGTCTGGCTTGCCAAAGCGATCAACTAGATCATTTTCAGATGTGATTAAAATCGGGTCATTAGTTGGACCCCATTTAAAAATTCCGGCCATAGCCGCAGGTGGAGTTGCAACGGCTGGTACGGCTTGACTTGCATCCACTTCACGAACTATTACCGAAGGACTTACGGAAAAAGCCATGTTTTTCTCCTTTATTAAATTAGAAACGCGTTTTTTAATTTATATATCACTGTTTCTATTTATAAATTAATTGATTTGGTTATTTATGCGCGATTATAGCACAAGTCCATCTTCTTCATAATATTCCGCGCCATCATCAATAAAGCCGAAGGGTAAAAGTTCCTCTTCAATTTGTTCATCAGTTTTTTCTCGAAGTTTAATTAATGTATTTATGTCTGTCATATCTTTGAAGTATTGCTGTTCTGTCATCCAAGCAAAAATAACAAGATTCATTACAAGGTCATCATGAAATCCAGATTCAGCTTCATAAGATTCTTTCTTCTTGGAAAAACGACTCAATTCTTGTATCGTTTCAAAGTCTCTTATTAAAAGCTGATTTTGCTCTACTAGCATTTTTAGCATTGAGCAACCAGTACCTTTTGTAAGTTTTGTAGTTCTTATTCCATTTTCCACGTTTTTACCAAAACCACCAGATAGTACTTTACCACTTCTACCTGAGTTTTGAGTATATAATAGATTTTCATATCCATAATCAATTAATAATACATCTGCAACTTGTCCACCAATATCGTTAAGTTCTACAAGAATTCCAGCTGTATTGTATAATTTACCAATTCTATATAATACAGATGCAAAATCAATTGGGCCAATAAAGTTATCTCTAAATGTCGCCACTTGTTTATATGGCATTTCAGTAATATCAAATACCGTAAAAGTAGAAAAGTCTAATCCTTTACCTCTTGCAACATCTGCAGTAATAACGTATTGATGATTTCCAGTAGGCTTTTCGTATTGTAAGAAACCTTCACCCTGTTGAATAGGATTATCTGGATATAGTTGTTTTAGTTTATTACCACTAATTAGTGTACCAGATGATCCAAGGAATTCACAACAATATTCTTGATTGAATTTTTCTTCATCATGATCAAGCGATTCAATAGTTTCTTTGCGCCATTTTTCATCTCGTCCTGGTACATCATACCACATAACTCTAACAAATTTGTATCCGTTAGTTCCTTCTTCTGCACCTTTACACGTTTTCCAAAAATGGTTTAATCCGTTAGGCGTAGAGGTCATCAGAAGCTTCGTGGATTCACCAGAAGAAATGGTTGGGTACACTGAAGCGAAGAATTCGTCGTATCCCTCGATGAATGCCACCTCATCCAGATATAGAAAGTTTACAGATTTACCACGAATTGCTGATGAAGATGTAGTACCAGCCAATACTTGGCAACCATTTTCTAATGCAATATTACCCTTATTCCACTCTTCTATGCCCTGCTGCAGCCACTTCGGCAATGCTTCATATGCTAATTTAATTCTGGCAAGAACCTCTCTGGAGGCATCTCCTTTATTTGCAAGGATGGCTACAGTCTTAAATTCATTAAACAATATGTAATGAAGAATAACAGCAACCGCAGTTGTTGTCTTACCAGACTGACGAGCAGTTAAAACTGCAACTCGGCGATTATTAAAGATTTTATCACAAATTTCTTTTTGATAATCGTACATATCAAAAGGTACTAGACCTTTATCAACGTGAACGATTTTGATATATGTTTTGGCAAAGTAAATAGGATCTTCAGCACAACGCATATACTCTTTTAATAGCTCAGGAGTCCATTCGATTTCCTGATCTACTTTTTTAAGATGCGAATTACCTAAGTATCCATCACCCATCGTTGTTACCTTTAATCATTTTCAATAAGTCAGCAGTTGAGACTATCAAATTGTTATTTGTTACTTGAGCAGCTTGCTTAGGAGCATTAATTTCTTCTTTAGCGAATTTCTTTTTAGTTGAAACATCAGCAAAATCTTTATTGGCATCTAGCATTGTTTTCATTAAAGTAGAAACAACTTCAAATGCCCTTGGTTGTTCAGATTGTTTTGCAATCTCTAACATTTCGCGCATTGCATCATTACCAGTTTCAATAATTCCTTGAATATTTTGACGAACCGTTTCTAAGTCTTGAATATTTTCATCATCATCTTCAGACATAACAGAAGGGAGAGGTGTAACATCTACTGTTTCGGCCGGTAGATTTTTTTCCTCTTCACTAATTTCTGCTAACGGCCTAATACCGAGAGCAGATGAAATCTTATCATCATCCATTTAATCACCTTTATAATGCAGCAATAGCAGCAGCAAATTCAGCATATGTGTTTGCAGAAGCAGCTACACTTTGTAATGTAGCAATACTAATATAACCTGTTAAAGTGCCAGAAACATTTATAGTTCCAGCGAGGTCTGTTGTGCCACCTGTAGTGCCAATGTATATATCTGTAGGATATGCAGATCCAAATAAAATATCTCCAATATTACCGCCTGCTCCTGGCCCTGCGTCAATTACGAGATCTCCACCTTTTGCGCCAGTGGAAGTACCACCCACAATAGTAAGTGTACCACCTGCCCCAGAAGTATTTCTACCACCTGAAATTTCTAAACCAAGACCATTACCATAAACATAATTTGTATCAACGTTTGCAAATACTACGTTATTAGCACTATTCAAACTCTGATCAAAAATGTTTTGAGTTAATAAATTTGTTGTGTCTGTTAAATCTGCAACATCAGCTGGAATTGTGGGTGCACCAGTTAGATCGCCGTATGCACCACTAAAATGATCTAATAGATTTGTATTATCTGTTAAATCGGCAACATCAGCTGGAATGGTTGGAGAGCCGGTTAACGATGAATATTGTCCATCGAATGCGTCAGTAATACCGTATCCAGAAATTGTTGTTGGTTTTCCTGTTAAATCAGCAAATGATACTGTTGTTAAATAACCAGAATCATTTGTAAAAGATGAAACAGTTGTAGGCTTACCTGTTAGATCTGCATATGCGCCACTAAATAATGTTGGTTTGCCAGTTAGATCTGCGTATGCACCACTAAATAATGTTGGCTTATTAGTAAGATCATTATAATCTTTACTAAATTTAACCGTATTCCAATAACCGATTGTAAAGTAACCAGAATCATTTGTTAGTTGAGAAACTGCAGTAGGAATATCAGACTCTTTTGCAAGTGGAGTACCACCAATAGTAGAGCCGTCCATTACAACTACAGTATTTTTTGTTGTATCAATAAGAATCTCACCAATAGTTCCAGTTTGTGGAGCTATCTGGGCAGTGGTTCCTCTTCTATGTTGTAGCGTTTGTGCCATTGAATCTGTTTCCTATAGTTTTATCTTTATTTATGTATTTAGATCATCTATTGCATAGCCAGAGCCAAGGTCTATAGCAGCACTATTTGCAGTTTGTAAATCTGTATTTGATGTAAAGATATCTAATTCAAACGGCTGTGTTGCTCCCCACGGATTTTCGTATTCTGTATTTGCTACCCAATTAT